AACAAACCAAGCAACAGGCGGCTGGCAAACAATTTCTACAGGTGATGGAAGTATCACCAAAATAGAATTTCAAGATAATGGCAATAATGCAGAAGCCATTGTTTATGCCATCCGTGTCAACGGAACAATCCTGACTGATCCGTCTGGAGCGAATGACTGGACGGTAAATAATGTTAACGGTTTGGGTAACGGCACTAGGTATCGCACTCTGGAGCTTTCTGAAAACCATGCTTCTGGTTCTATTTCTCAGCCAGGCAATGCTTTTGACGCAACTCGCATTGCTACCTACGTAAATACAAGCACATGGGCGATTACAGCCACCGATTGGCTGGGAGCTTACGCTAATGGATATGCTGAAGCGAGGTGGATACCTGCCGGAGGGTATGCAGTAAGTAGCTCTTTGAGGGTTTACTTTGGTGTTTATAGCAATGTATCACGTAGCACGACTCTTACGGTTACTTATACCGATGCCACTACAGAGTCAAGCTCACAGTTTTCATCTGGTATCAATAACTGGATGACTTTGTTTACTGCAAGCAATGCTGCAGGCAAGACAATTCAAAAAATTGAGATAACTAATCCAGACACTACAAATATTCAATTTGGTGGTTTTGTTATTGATAACGTTATTGTTGAATCTTTAAATGTAGATACTGACGTTCTGCGTGACGTACCAACAAACGGCGATTCGTCAAATGACACTGGTGCGGGCGGAGAAGTCAGCGGGAACTACTGCACATGGAACCCCTTAGCAGAGCAGGGAAGCGACTCAATTACTTTGTCAAACGGCAACTTAACTGCCACTGTTGGCTCAACAAGAAGCTCGTTTTTTGGAACGATGGCTCTAGAAGGCAAAATTTACTGGGAAATTGTCTTTACTGGCGGTGCTTATGTGTTTGGCATGGCGGATGCAAGTATGTTCAACACTACGGCAAATACAGCTCCAAACAGATTTATTGGCGAGACCTCTACATCTTGGGGTATTGGCGATGACGGCACTGTTTACAACAATGGTGCAAGTCAAGGCGCTGAAACATCATGGACAAATGGTGATGTCATGGGGTGGTCATACGACTCAAGCAACGGTGCGATCAAGATCTATAAAAACGGCACTTTGAACGGATCTTATACGGCATCAACTGCAAATACTTATTTCCCTGCCGCAACACTTTTAACTTCTGGAGCGTCAGTTGACGCAAACTTCGGCCAACGCCCCTTTGCCTATAGCGCCCCAACTGGATTTAAAGCGCTATGCACAACGAACCTTCCCGACCCGACGATTGCCGATGGTTCGACGGCATTTGATGCTGCACTATGGACCGGAAACGGCACTTCGCAATCAATATCAGGACTTGAATTCAGCCCAGATCTTGTCTGGGTTAAAGGGAGAAATGCGGCTAATGGTCATAACTTGCAAAACACAATTAGCGGAACAGGTAAGTTTCTGCAAACACATACCACTAGCGCAGAAGGCTCTAACACTACAAAGATTACTGCGTTTAACAGCGACGGTTTTTCGCTTGGAAGCAATGCCGGAGTCAATAACAACAATGACACTTATGTCGGCTGGGCTTGGGACGCTGGTGATGATGCTAACCCGGTCAGCAACACTGACGGCAGCCAAACTTCACAGGTTAGAGCAAATCCAACGGCTGGATTCAGTATTGCTACTTTCAACACGCCAGATCCATCTGCACAGTTTACTTATGGGCATGGATTAAATGCTGCTCCTGAATTTGTGATCCATAAGTTTACTGGCTGGAACAGTAACTGGTACTCATATCACAAATCCATAGGCCAAAAATACATTAACCTAAATGATACTGGCGCGGCAGCAACAAATGAGTTTACGACTGGACCAACATCTAGTGTTTTTACATATCCTTCGTCGCTAATTGTTGGACCTAACTATCCAATGGTGGCTTTCTCGTTTACTTCTGTCGAAGGCTATAGCGCGTTTGGTTCGTACACCGGCAATGGTGTAACCGATGGTCCGTTTGTATATACAGGATTTAGACCTGCATTTGTCCTTTACAAAAGAACAGACAGCACAAGTGATTGGTATCTAGATGATTACAGGAGAGATGGTTACAACTTTGCCAACAAAAATCTATACGCAAACCTTTCTGCAACAGAAAGTAGTGGAGCTTTTACAGATTTTCTATCTAATGGATTTAAGCTGCAGACCTCATCCTCGCTAAGAAACGCAGCCAGCGGTACATATATCTACGCCGCATTTGCTGAACACCCCTTCCAAGCCAATGGTGGGCTTGCACGCTAATTAACTATTTACTATGTTACAACTTAATGGTAAGACCCTGCAATACGACAGGGCATTTGTTCATGACGGGATGCAATATCCCGCTAATTGGCTGCGCTTGACCTCTTTGGAGGAGAAGCAAGCCATTGGTATCGTTGAAGTCTCGGCGACCCCTGCGGCCTCTTGGGACCAGCGTTTCTACTGGGGTGTTGATAACCCCAAAGATCTCGACCAACTCAAAGAAACCTGGACTGCAAAGGTCAAGGAAACCGCAAGCTCCCTGATTACACCTACCGACTGGTATGTCGTTCGTCAGGCTGAGAACAGTGCTGCTGTCCCTGCTGAGGTGCTCTCCCGTCGTGGTGAGATCCGCACGTTGAGCGGTGAGAAAGAAACTGCTATCGCTGCCTGTGCAGACGTTGCAGCCCTTGCTGAGTACGTGACTGGTTCTGAGTACAGCCGGTGGGAACCACTGCCGGAACCTGAGCCGGAGCCTACGCCTGAGCCAGAACCTACTCCAGAACCCACTCCCGAACCTACCCCCGCTGAAGAATGATCGCCCTTATCCGTCCACTTCTGTTTTCGTTTATCAACTCAGACAAAGTCAAGCGTTTGATTGTTGACTTGCTTACCAAATTGGCTGAGCAAACAGACAACTCTGTAGACGACGAAGCCGTCAAGTTTATCGAACGCGGCTTGTTCGGTGGACCAGTGGCCTGAGCCCCCGTCATTTCCCTCTCTAACGCTTCCAGAAGCGCCTGGAATGCCTGCGCCGGTCCTAGAAATACCAAGGGCTAACATCCCTAGTTACAAGCCCCTTGTAGTCCCTCCTAGCGACCTGCGTCCACCTCCAGGTATCAGAGGAAATAACGAAGATAAACAGCCAGACAAGGCTCAATCAAAAGCTAAACCACCTCAACCAAAAGAGGTGCAAATGATTGACGTGCCATTTACGGATGTAGAAGTCCCAATGCCGTCAACCGAAATAATGACTGCAGCAGCTACAACAGCTTTTATTTCTGTAGCTGCCACCCTTACTGCTACATCTCTTTTTAAATACCTTGTAATGGTAATGAAGCCCCTACTTAAGCAGGCATGGAGCAAATTAACAAAGAAGAAAAAAAACCCTTCTTAAAAAAGGTAAAAGAACACGCAGAAAAGGATATTGAAATCCTTGGGACTTTCGTTCGCCTTGGTGTTGTGGTTTGGAGTGGTTTTATTATCACTCTTAACTACGTAGATATTCCTATGATTAAAAAAGGTCAAAGTGGTGGCGACATTACTTTTGTAGCTAGTGTCTTTACAGGCGCTTTGGCTACTTTTGGCCTAAATACTTCTAATAATAGATCTAAACCCGACGACGATTTAAAGAAAAAAGACCCATGAAGAAACTACTAATTCTTTTGTTTTTGGCTGCACCTGCTGCTGCCCAGCAAGTAACCCCTAACTTTACTCAGGGGTCCATGCAATCAACCACTACTACCACCGTCGATATTGATCGCACTATCGAAACAAATATCTATGGTGGCGATTATCAATCATGGAGCGGAACAAACGTCACCCCCAGCGGGGATATTTTGGATTCTGCTACGACTTATTCCGTAACTACTGCAGGAGAACAGTTTCAACTAGAGATTGTAGATCGCACAGCGGGAGTCGTAGAGAACATCGTCATCGACGAGGTTATCCAACAGCAATCCACCACTACCTCGCTATCAGTCTTCTCTCAGTAACGCCTGCGTTTGCAGCAGAAGATCCCACAGTCCATAACAGCTCTAATCCCGTAGCAGCAGCAACGGGCAATGTGACTAATCAGGCGGTGCAGTTCCAAAACAATGGTGCACCGTCTCGTCAGTACTTTGCCAATAACGTCAGTTGTAACGGGGCTACAATGCAGCTTAGCCCGTTTTATATGGGTAACGACACTATCCCACAAGAATCAACGGGATATGTCCGCAACAATAACTTTGGTATGCAGCTCAACTTTAGTGTTCCGCTTGACGGAAGCATGATTGAGCTTTGCAAAAGCATCGCTAGAAAACACGAACAGAAACTACGTCTTGATTACGAACTTGTTCGTGCTCTTAAATGTACGGAAATCATGAAAGCTGGGTTTATGTTTAGACCTGGCAGTCGTGTTGAAGTTCTTTGTCATGACGTAATACCAATAGTGGCTAATGACAAAAAAGAAAGCGACGGAGGATCAGTTCAATGAACTGCATAACCTCGTCACTAAGGAGTTCTTAGCCCGTATCAAATCGGGTGAAGCGACAACTCAAGACTTAAAAGCAGCGTGTGATTGGCTAAAGACTAACGACATCAGTGGTGTTGCTTATGACGGCAACCCCTTGTCGAAACTTGCCAATGTCATGCCTGAAATAGACCCAGAAATGGTACAGCGGAGGCTTTATGGAAAAGCGCTTTAGCGGTCCTAAATATAAAAACGGGAATCACAAATCCCAACAAAAGGCATACAACAGAACACCAAAGGGTAAAGCACTGCGTGTAAACGCAAATCGACTACGCCGTCAACTGAAGATCCGCAAAGGCGATCCACGTGATGCTGCTCACTACAAAGGCAGCACTACAAAAGGACGACCTCAAGCGAGATCGAAAAACAGAGCTAGCCGTACTAAATGACCCCTTTACTTCCAACTCCTGATCACTACCTATACAACCTAATAACCATGACGTCTCCTGAAGCTAAGCGCCTTTGGAGGCGCAGCATCAAAGAACACTTCGGATGCACATGTGTTTATTGCGGAATTACTTATGAATTACATGAACTCACTCTTGATCACGTACATCCTCGTTCTCTTGGGGGTGAAGACATTTCATCGAATGTCGTACCAGCGTGTACCTGTTGTAATCAGGACAAAGGAAGTAACCACTGGCGCTCTTGGATGAGAGCCCGTTTTGGAATGAATTTACTTAGGGAAGGATTGATTCTTTCCCACATCTCATAAACCACAACTAATAAATACCGCGCTCCGAAAGGGGCGCTTTTTTTATGTCTATACGTCCCACTGAATTAAGCTGGGCTAACTATAAAAAAGCAGCTAAACATTTAAAGCTTGTTAAACCAGGCATTACGCCCCAACAAATCATTGGTCGTATAGGTTATCCCCTTAAAAACGGTCAACGTATTTTTATTACCTCTGATGGTAAAGGTGGTGTTAAACAAAGGCAACGTACAGCGCACGATGCACGTAATGCATTACGCCAAAAACGTCGTCGTATTCAAACAGGTCAACTCACCCTTGAGCAGTCTGTTGAATCACGTCAAAAAAAGGACAACATTAGAGCACAAGGTCTAGAGGCAGATCATTTTAATGAAATTGCTTTTATAGGCGAGCAATTAGAACGTTTAGAACGCTCTGGCGGCGATGTTCAAGCTGCCTTGCAGAGGCTTCGTGATGCTGGTTATGCCTTAGGTGATAATCCTGACAACTTGCAAGGTCTTTCTCCAGAGGATAATAAAGCAAAGTACCAAGATTCGAAAAGTCTACAAAATTATCTTGGTAGCCGCGAAACCTTAGGCCAATCTCCCTCTGCTCGTAATACCAACCTTATCGTTACCGGAGAAGACTTGTCTCAACGTACGACAAGTTTTCCTCAACAAAATCAAGGCTCACTAACCACTACAAGTGGTCAAGTCAGGTATACACCTGACGTACTTCCAGGCTTTGACACTTCTGAACAACCTGGACCCTCTGTTACCGCTGCTCCTGGTACGTATTCATCGCCTCAGGTGATGGAGACAAATGGCAACGGGAACGGTTACGAGAATGGGAACGGGAACGGTTACGAGAATGGGAACGGGAACGGGAACGGGAACGGGAACGGTAACGGTGCTGGTCCCTCTAACGGTAACGGTAACGGTAACGGGAATGGTAACGGGAATGGTAACGGGAATGGTTTTGTTCAAGATTTAATTGACTCGACTCAAGATATTGATCCATCATTCAAAAATCTGAGTGACATTGTCCCTGTAATTAGAGCTGGTCAAGTTGTCTTACAAGGTATTGGATCATTAGCACTGTCTGGTGTTCGTCCATGACAGACGTTCTTACCGCCCTTCAGGACGATTTTAAGCTGTTCCTACAAGCAATGTGGGCTCAGCTTGATCTGCCCGAACCTACAAAAGCACAATACGCAATTGCTGACTATCTACAGCACGGTCCAAAACGACTACAGATTCAAGCCTTCCGTGGGGTCGGTAAGTCTTGGATTACTGGTGCGTTCGTGTTGTGGGTCCTCTTTAATAACCCCGAAAAGAAGATCATGATTATCTCCGCTTCAAAAGAGCGTGCAGACAACATGTCTATCTTCCTACAAAAACTAATCATTGAAACGCCATGGCTTTCTCATTTACGCCCGAAGTCCGACGATGCAAGGTGGTCGAGGATAAGCTTCGATGTGAACTGCTCACCAGCCCAAGCACCAAGCGTAAAAAGCGTGGGCATCACTGGTCAGCTAACCGGAAGCCGCGCAGATTTAATGATTCTCGACGACATTGAAGTTCCTGGCAACTCAATGACAGAAATGATGCGGTCCAAGCTTCTACAACTCTGTACTGAAGCTGAGTCAATCCTTACACCAAAAGATGACTCCCGCATTATGTACCTCGGTACACCTCAAACCACTTTTACTGTATACAAAAAGCTTGCAGAGCGTAATTATCGACCTCTTGTGTGGCCTGCACGGGTTCCACGCAAGATGTCTAACTACGAAGGCGTCATAGCCCCTCAACTGCAAGCTGACATCGATGACGGTGCAAAACCTTGGGATGTAACCGACCCTGATCGATTCCAAGATGATGATCTACTTGAACGTGAAGCGTCCATGGGACGTAGTAACTTTATGCTTCAGTTCATGCTTGACACGAGCCTGTCTGACGCAGAAAAGTTCCCTCTTAAAAACAGTGACCTCATCGTCACTTCTGTTAACCCTACTGACGCTCCAGACAACATCATCTGGTGCTCAGACCCCCAAAACTGTGTCAAGGAACTCCCGACTGTCGGATTACCTGGAGATTATTTCTACAGTCCAATGCAACTCCAGGGCGAATGGGGTCCTTACTCTGACTCAATCTGC